CCGGCAGCCAGCAATGACGCGCCATTCGCCATCAGCGCACGGAGTGTAAATAAATTGGTAGTTATCTGATCTTGTCGGCCCATTTACCCACGCATTGCCGCACACCCGTGCATTGCCGGACACCCGTGCATCGCCGTACACCTGCGCATCGCCGGACACCCACGCATTGCCGGACACCTGCGCATTGCCGTACACCTGCGCATTGCCGGACACCTGCGCATCGCCGTACACCTGCGCATCGCCGTACGCCCACGCATTGCCGTACACCTGCGCATTGCCGGACACCTGCGCATTGCCGTACACCCGCGCATTGCCGTACACCCGCGCATTGCCGTACGCCTGCGCATTGCCGGACACCTGCGCATTGCCGTACACCCGCGCATCTATGCCGACATACGCTGACTCATCGACCTGCGCCGAATCCGCGACCCATCCTCCACCATTGGGGTGCTGGTGCGCCGGGACTGGTTCTAAACCGAAATCAAATGCGGTCATTGGCTGCCTCCGCTTGAGATATGCTCGTACCAGTATTTCGGTGACGGCCGCAGTTCGTTCAGCGTCTTTACCTGGCGCTCTACTCGCGGCTCTTGGTCACGCAACGGTGCCAGTAGGTAAGCGCCTGCCAGCAACGTTACGAGTCCAATGAAACCTGCGAGCGCCACTTCAAACGAATCAGGGTCACTTTTTCTCATGTCAAAGCCCTCCATCGAACGAGTAGTTCATGTCTTTGCTCGTTCGATACCGGTGGATACGTTGCTTCCCGCCTCCCGCCCAGGTAACGCAGGACCGTCCGGGGAGCCCTACCAATGAAATTGGCGATCTCGTAAGCGGTCATGCCCGCATCGAACATTTTTCCGATCCTGTCAATCTCCGCCTTACTTGGCGGTATGCCGGGTTTTTTTTCCTCCTCCTCTACCCTCGCGTAGTTCATAGCATTTTATCCTTCGCGATCTCCAGCATTTCACAGAACTCCGCTAGTGCCTTGCCGACTTTTTCAGTGTAATCGTCGCGCAGCACCCGAATCAGGAGCGAGTTGACGGATGGATGGTACGAAACGAAGTCCATCCACATTCGCTCGCCAATCCACATGCCGGCGTGTATCTGCGGTCGGTACTCGTCCGGCAATTCGCCTGCCAGCAGGTATTTTATGTGCGTCGAGAGTTTCGGACACTTGATCTCAATACCGCCGTCCGGGTCCACAAGACCGTCCGGACTCCAGCCGGCACCGTTATTCAAAACGATACCGACCTGTCGAACCTCGTTACCGGTCGCGAACTCGTACCAGTCGCGGGCCTCCTGCTCGTAGAGAATGCCGCGCTCCATCCAGTAGGACCGCTGTGTCTCGTCGCCGGCCTCCAGTGTTTCGGCGATAAGTTCGGCGACATAGGTTTCAGCCGACGCCGACAGTTTGCCGGTCTTGGGGGTAATGATCTTGCCGGCGCAAGATGCGGTAGGAATGCCGCGCCGCACATCGAACCATTCCGGCTCGCCCTGCGGTATCTCAAGTATTTCCACGGCGCTTCTCCAGTTCTTTTACGCAGCGCGAATACTTGTTCGCAGCGATTTCCTCGATGCTATTCGCCCGCGCCCATTTCAGAAAACCTTTCCGGTCGGCCCCGACTTCCTCAAGCAGCGCCTCGATGTTGGCCGCCTGATCGTCGGTAAGTGTCTCATACAGGTTTTCGGCGTCGGTGTCGTCCTCCAGGAACGCGAGATTCAGCGCATTTCCCAGCGCGTACCGCTTGGCATAGGAGTTTGCGCTGCCCATTTTCTGCGAGCTATTCGCCGCCATTTTGTCATCGACCGGGATCGTGATTTCGGACGACTCCGAATGACCGTCGATGTGTGACACGGTGCATACCGCCCGAATAAGTCCGGGGGTGTCCATAGTCGTAGAGAAACGAACCGACAGCCCGTTCGCTGACAGGTGCGGCTGGATGGTGTTCATTATTTCATCGAGCGGCGCGTACTTGATGTTGTGGTTGCCCGACCTTGTCTTCGCAATCCGCGGGCACCCCCCCTGAAACGACGCAAGCGCTGCATTGAACGCATGAACCGCTTGGCGCTTTTCCCATCGCTCGCTCAAGTCCATGAGTTTTTCCATCGTTCCAACGTCAAGACCTGGTTGACTGGCGACCTGTTGAATTATCGCCATAGGATTCATGGATGCCGTCGCCTGCATCTGATTGGCCGGGACCGCGTCGCTGACCGCGATGTCAGTCGCCTGTTTTGAGTCCGTAGTCATTACAGTTGCTCCCTTTTCGATTTTCAATCCGCCTGCCTCTGTAGCAGCGCGATGTCGCGCAGAACGTCGTTCAAATCGGTATCTGGCTGAAATTCGCGCCTGTCCGGATCAGCCGCCTCGGCAATCGCCCGCAACCTCGGCTCGCCCTTGACGGTCAGCCACACGACGCCGTTTCTATCTTCCACTGGAAAAACAGCGACCTCAAAAACCTGCTCGTCGCCGCACATGAACAAGACTTTGCGCCACGCAGTCCCGCTGTCGGTTCCATCCATTTCCTCAACGACAATGTCGCTGATCCCATGAATGTGCATATTCATTCCGAATCGTTCAATCATTTTCTCGCTCCTCGTCTAGTTCGCGCTGTCGCGCAAGGTCGTATGCTTCGTCAGAATCGTCATCACACTCGCACCGATCAAGCCCGGCCAGTACACAGCGCGGGCAGAACCCTTGAGCCGGGCCGCATGATGGGCAGGCCGGGTCGCCACACAAGCAAGACATATTTTCTCCTGTTCAATCGGCTTGACTTTTAACACACATTGCCGCACCTTGTCGGTGCTGTCAACGTCTTTTAACTTTCCGGGGTGGACAAAATGAACCTGATGGATGCCGTCAACAAACTGCGCGAGGCAGGTTTTACCGACCAAAAGCTCGCTGAACTGTGCCAGTGCAAGCGTCAAACGATTTACTACATTCGCACCGGCAAGACGAAAAATCCGCATTACAACCTAGCCCGCGAAATCGAGAGGCTGAGTCAAGCCCTGTGAGCGACTACACCGACGACTACGAGCGCCTGTGGTCCGCATATCCGGCCAGAAACGGCAAAAAGCAAGGTAAAAAACCCGGTTTTGCCCAATGGCAGCGATTAACGGCCGACGAGAAGCGGGCAGCGATAGCTGATGTCGAGAAGCGGAACCGGATGGGCGGCTGGGGTAAGTTCATTCGCGACTGCGAGCGATACCTGCGGCACAAGGGATGGGAGGACGAGTGGACCCCCGAGCGCGCGACGGCGACCCAGCCGTCACGCCGAATGCCGGACCCGCCGGCATACGAGTGCGATAAATGGACCGCTCTGGGGAACCGCCTCCTGTTTCGCTATATACGCCACGCTCGCGGGCTTTCGGAGCCTGACCTTGCCGCTGCCATTGCTACGCGGGAAAACGTCGTACAGCGGCTCTCAGCGGCTTTGGACGAGGAGATCCAGGATACTGGTGAACAGCACGATTCGGTTATGACCTTTGCGAAGGTATTTTTGACCGATCTGGATAATTTACTGCACCGCCGTCTGCGGGGCAGGATCATCAAGGGAGCGTAACCATGAACCAGAAGACCGAGGTAGTCGATTACCTGCAACAGCATGGGTCAATAACGCCGCTGGAAGCCCTGCGCGAACTTGGCTGCTTTCGGCTCGCCGCACGAATAAAGGACCTGGAGAACGAGGGATTTGTCATCCCCCGCGAGCCGGTGGTTATGGCGAGCCAGCGTGTCAATGCAGTCGGCAAGAAAACCGGCCGGCGGGTGAGGTTCACGCGCTACCTGCGCCCGGTGGTTTGGCCATGAAAGCCGTCGTGTCTAACCGCGAGCAACTAGCCCGGTTTTTCGATCAGGTGGCTGGCGTATTGACCGGCAAGCCGATTCAAATTGACATCAAGCCGTTCAAGCGCGACCGGACCCTGCCGCAATCGGCAAAAGCCCATGCCATGATCCGCGACATTGCGCTGCACACCGGCTATACCGAGGCGCAAGCCAAAGAGGTTGTCAAAGCGATGTTCGCGCCAATGAAGACCGTTTCGTTTCCGGACAAACACGGCCGCAAAGGGTACACCGCGACCATCCCGGTCGGCACATCAGAAATGACGGTCGATCAAATGGCGGACTTCATCGAACACCTGTATCACCTTGGTGCCGAACTTGGGGTCGGCTTTACGGAGCGGAGCGATGAAGTATAGAAAACGACCGGTAGTGATAGAGGCGATGCAGTTGACCACGGATTTCAGTCGCTACGATGAAATTTGCGATTGGGCGGGGATTGGCTTCCCGGCCAACAGCAATGATGATGGCAACGGTATTAAGGAGCTTTTCATCGACACACTGGAGGGGCGCATGAAAGCCGTGCCCGGCGACTGGATCATTCGCGGAGTCAGCGGCGAGTTCTATCCGTGCAAGCCTGACATCTTCACGGCGACCTACGAGACGCTGGAGGGCGCGATGAGTGACCAAAATAAAACAGCACTCGCATGGCACTTCACAGCCGACAAGTTCCGCGACGGTCGCCCTATTCCGAAGGTGGGCGAAGTCCTTCGCCACGAGGGCGAGATAGCAATCGGCAAATTGGGATTACACGCCAGCGAGCGGATAATTGATGCACTGACCTATGCGCCTGGACACATAATCCACCGGGTTGAATGCCGCGACATAACGGAAAGGCTAGACGATAAATTTGTCTGTCGTGAGCGCGTGAGGCTATGGTCGGTAAACGGCGAGGCATTGTTGCGCGAGTTTGCGCGATGGTGTGCATTGCGAGTCATTCATCTCTGGGATGCGCCCGACGTTGTGCGTCGACACCTTGAAACGGGCGACGAGTCGATAAGAGACGCCGCAAGTTACGCAAGTGCCGCATGGGACGCAAGTGCCGCATGGGCCGCCGCATGGGACGCCGC